ACCATGTGTGAGTAAGTTTCATTTGTCTCTCCTTGATTTGGGTTAATCCCCCTTAGCTCTTACCTTCATATTACCTCCTAATGGGGTGTTGGTCAAGGGGCCGGAGCAAGTTTTTTTATTTTATTTGTCTTTTTTCAGTGCGTCCTCAACCCGACGCCGTTCATGTTGTCTCCTTTTAAAATGGGGTTTCAAAATTTAGCTTTTCAAGCTCATAGTATCCACGACTGTCTTTGTATACCGTTGCCGTGCTTGGCGGGACAATAAAAGACTCTGCCAACCACAAGCACTCCTCTAATGTTTCAGGCATTTCAGGTGACTCGGGGAAAAAGTTTCGCCACTTTTTGCGACCAGCAGTAACAGCAAAACCACTATATTCGTCAGGGGTGCATATCCAGTCATAGACATAGCTAGACCTTGAAAAGTTGTCATTAAGCTCTATTTTCACTTTTAGTAGTCTTTTGCCAGTCTTTGCGCTTTTATGTGGCTCTATGGTTGCACCGATAACAGTCATATCAAAAATATCTTTCTCTTGCTCAGTTTCGCTATCAAAAGAAACGCTTTTTAATTCTGGTATCGAACTTGCAATTTCTGACTCAAACCTATACCCGCACTCTGGACAGATACAAACCTTTGGGTGCAACTCGGCCAAGCATTGAGAGCCGTCCTCGTTTACACCCTCGCATATTTTATATGATATTCCAGGAGCTTTACCATTGCCATTGCCGGTTGGTACTTTAACAAAAACATTGTCAAGTGAATTGGTTGGCAGGTGTGTTTCTGTATTTTTGGTCAAGTCGACGAGAAGGCAGTTTTCTTTACCTTCAGCCACCCTCAACCCTCTGCCTATCATTTGCATGAAAAGAGCTGGTGACATTGTAGGTCTAGCGCACAAAATACAATCAACCTTGTCATAATCAAAACCTGTTGTAAGTGTAGCAACAGAGCATATTACACGCGGGCCATGTTTCGACATATAACTTTCTAAAACATTATCCCTTTCGCCCCTGTCAAGTTTGCTATGGTAGGCCACAGCGTTTTCAATAGATTCAGCCACAGATTCAGCGTGTTTAATATCAACACAAAAGACCATAATCTTTTTTCTATCGCTTGCATGGCTGGCTATGGCATCACCAACTGTTTCAATATGCAACCCCAGAACATTAGACAACTGCAGTAGGTTGTATTCCCCTGCCATAATATCAACAGAGTTAAGGTCTATATTTGACGATAACACCTCCCCGTCAAGGCTTGACAAGTAGCCGCTGTCAGTAAGTTCTTTGTATGTTATTTTGTGGGTCAGGTTTGACCAGTATGGTCTATCTTCCGGGTGGTTTGCTTTGCCATAAATAAACCCGCAGCCGATCCTGTATGGTGTGGCGGTGCAGCCTAAAAGTCGCATGTTGCCGTTGTACTGCCATAGCCTATCAATTATTTTGGCGTACTGGTCGAGCTTTCTTCCCTCCCTGTAAGGCCGTAAAAGGTGGGCCTCATCTGCAATGGTGAGGTGTACAGGCTCCATGCTGTCAAGGTGGTTTGCTATCGTTTGCCTTGTTGCTATTGTTACTTGCTGGCTGGTGTCAATTTTTTGACCACTAGAAGCACACGCAACGCCAACACCAAGACCAGGGAAAAAGAACCTTATGCTATCTGCAAGCTGGGAGGCTAAAATCTCTCTGTCAATAATTATTAATACCCTGCCACCTGGAACAGTATCACAAAGCATATTTGACATATAGGCAACAATGGCGCTTTTACCTGCTCCTGTTGGCGCTTGCAACAGTGCATTATTCCCTTTTAAAATCTCTTGCCAAAGCTTATCACAGCTTTCTTTTTGGTATGGTCTAAGGATTAGGTTCATGGCCAGCATACCTCGTAAAAATCACACCATTTTGCTTCGTACCATGACTTATTTGGGCACGCCCTTTGTGGTTCTATATCAGCAGTAATCGCCTCGAAAATATCTTCCAGCTTGCGTATTGTCGCTTCACGGTCAGGCTTTACCCTTTCCATGTAAAGCCTGGAATCATCTTTGCAATAGACAAAAACCGCCGCACGTTTAAGCTTAAGGCCCAGCACATAAAACTGCACTTGCCAGTAATAGCCCTCGTTCCACTTCCGGTATGATCCAAGCTTTAAAAGCTCATTGTATTTTTTCTTACTTGCTGTTTTATGCTCGAATAGATGTGGCGTCTTTGGAGCCTCAATAAGGCCCTCGACTATGCCGTCGATATGCCCGAGAAGCTCTACATCGCCATGCGAGAATAAAACCTGCTTCTGGCAGCTATGGTGTTTAAAGCCTGCCATTTTTAGGTCAAGAATTGTTTGGTCTTCCAGTATGTTGCCAAGCTGAAACAGTCTCAACAACCTGCCTTCATGCTTTTTTTTATTGTAGCCATTGTGGGTGTACCACAAATATCTATTACACTTATGGCCGCAAGCTGAAAGGCCAAGCCTTGATCTTTGCTTGTTGCTTGCCTCATATTGCGCGTTAATTGCGTCAATAGTTGTAGGGCCTATATATTTTTCAAGGTTTCCCATTGTATAGCCCTTCCCCGGTTATTGGCCGGGGAAGGGTTTTTAGATTACCACGGCGCGTTTTTATTACCGCCGCTGTTATTGCTTTCATTGCTTGCGTCGGACTTTTTGTAATCCGCCACCTTGTTACTCTCAAGCTCGTTTCCAGTGGTGTTTGACTTAAACTTTTCAACCTTGAGCTTAACGTCAACAGGCAGCCCGTTTAGCTGCATGGTGTCAGTAAGATTTTTCACCCCGGCCTCACATGCAAGCTTTGCAAGACGCTGTCTGCCAATAGCTTGAGCCTTTTCGGAATCATTCTTTATATTAATATAATCCCTGATTTCAACACCATTGCCAGTAAGTAAGGTCACAACAACCATTTTGCCTCCTGACTGGGTGTCTGAAAGTTCGGCCTTTGTTATTGTTGCGCTGTACCAGCCAGGGGGTAGAATTTCAAAATCACCCCTTGCCTCTTTTGCCATTTCCTCTTGGGTGCTGTTGCCCCATAGTCCTGATAAATTAGACATTTCTAGTTTCCTCCTTTAAGTTTTTCAAAGATTTCCTGCCAGTCAGAAGACTCGAATATGTCAAGGTTCTGTGATCTTGCTTTTGCCAAATAGTCGCCGTGCATACCTGTCTGAATGCGCCTGTCAACGTCTCCATCTTCGTTTGCATGGGTACGAAGGCAAAAGACAAAATCAAGCTTGTAGGGCACTTTCTGAGCGAACTTACGCCCTGGTATTGATGGCGCTATCACATAATCAAGTATGCCTGCGTCCTCCTGGTTTACTCGTTCCTCTTGCGCTGTGAAAATAACGGTTTGTGGCAAGCTCTCGAATGACTTGATGATAGCGGTAATAATGTCAGCCATTTCAGAGTAGTGTTTTCTGCCGTCCTTGCTTCTTTCTTTTGCCTCATCAAGGGCAATGTCAGAAAGCTCAGACAGTGAGTCAACAGCTACATAGTTGTACCCATGCTCCCCTGAGTTGAGAAATTCAAAAGCCTCTCTCATATCATTAATAGCGTCGATTTGCACCACGTCAATGTTAGGGGCAATTTCTGTTAATGTCCTTAGTCCTTTTTCGACAGCAAGTATAAGTGTTTCGCTCTCTGGCAATGTTGACAGAGAAAAAGTCTTCCCTGAACCTGATGGGCCGTAAAGAATGAAATTACCCTTACCCGATACTGTTTCTGACAGTTTTTTAATTTCCATCGTTACACCTCAACTATTTTAATTTGTGGTTTACCAGGTTTTTCTGTGATGCAAGATGATACAACGTCACTGTCAAGCATCCCAACAGCCCGCATTTTTTTAAGGTTGATTGAAGGCTTCATTTCAATAAAAGAAAGGTTGTCAGGCAAATCCAAAGCTTTGTACGCTTCTAAGTCTATTGACCTGTTAACCTTCTTTGTTATTGTGATCTTGTGATTGCCGATTGTGGCTGTTGTTGAACCTTCGATTTTGTTGGGGTCAGATAGCTCTGATATAATTTCTTTTTCAATATCGGCTATCTGTTTCTTGACTGCTGCCAGCTCAGATTTGAGGGCAAGATAGGACTCAATTTTAAGCATTTTTTGTATCCTCCATTGGATTTTAGCAGAATTTAAGCGGTGGCCAATCCACGGCTTTTTTCTGTTTGTTAAAGAAATATTTACCACCAAGAAAAAACCTTGTCAATATAATTTTGGTTTATTTTTGGTTTATTTTTGGTGTGATTGTGGTAGTGTCAACTTTAAACAAAAACCTAAAGGAGGTGTAAAACATGAGCAAACAGGAAGATAAATCGAAATCTATGTCACTACACAATGTCACGGAGAGACATCATGCGTGGCTTATACACGAATCAAACATGCTTGGCACAAGTATGAGCGGGGTAATTAAAAATCTTATAGAGAGCGAAATAAGAAGGACTGGTTGGGTTAATCATATCCACGGTGGAGAACATGAAACAGACAAGAAATAATCATACATACCTGTATAAACATTTCTCAGAAAAAGGCGATCTGCCAATGGAGTCAAAAAAAGATGGCGAGTAATAACAGTGATCTGTTGTCGGAAATGTCCAGCAAGGGCCTTGTTGTCTCTAATGTGATAGCAGATGGAGAATGCCACAGGACACCAACTGCAGATAAAAAAGGTAAAAAGAATGGATGGTATTTTGCCACTAAGTTAAGCGGAAATTTCTTTGCTTCTTTTGGTAATTGGGCAACGGGTGAAATATGGAAGTACCCAAACGGCAATAGCGGCATAACATTGTCAGAAGGTGACAGGGAGGCAATGGCTATTATTGCCGCTGAAGCAAAAAGGATGCGAGAGAATACAAACCTTATCGCCGGTATTATGGCAGAGCATGAATATCAAAACGCAAAGACACCGCAAGCAAGCCATGACTATTTAAAGGCGAAAGGTGTTGGTATCCACAATGCAAGGCAAGGTGTTAATGGTGAGCTTCTCACACCTATATATAACAGCGATGGTGTGTTTTCTACTTTACAACGGATATATAAAAACGGGGAGAAGAAGCTTTATTACAAGGGAAAGAAAAAGGGATGCTGTTCTGTTATTGACGGTGACTGCAA